CCGGCGCGATCGGATCCATCACGCAGAACACGCGCTTCTCGAGCATGCGCTTGCGCAAAAACGGCCCGATTGATTTCTCGATCGCGCCCTTCTCGGCCCACCAGAATTGCGGCTTGTACTTTTCGATCAGCACCAGCATGCCCTCGACGGCGCCGGCTGAGTCGAGCCGCATCCACACCACATCGTGCATGATCCAGACATGATCGTTCGTATCGACGCCGACCACCATCAGGCAGGTTTTGTCGCCGTGCTTGGCGAGCGTCACCGCATGATCGGATGCCGCGTAAAAGCGCATCGTGTCGTGCGCCGGCAGATCCTTCATCGAGGTGTAGGGAACGAGATCGGTGTGGCGGAAGAAGGCGCCTTCGCGCGGTGACGGCCGGCACTGGTAGAGCGCCATGAAACCGCGCGGATCCGACATCTTGATCTCGTTGAGATACTCGACATCGAAGCGCTCGGGCCACAGCGCCTCGCCCTCGGCACGGCCCAGGATGTCGTTCTCCTCGGCCAGCGCCGGCAGCTCGATCTTGCGCCAGAGCTTGGCTTCATCGTGCGAGTAATACGGGTTGAGCGGATCGATCAGCCGGCCGACCAGGTCGTCCTCGTTCCAGCGCGTCTGGATGATCACCACCGTGCCGTACTTGTTCATCAACCGGGTGCGCAGCACTTGCGTGTACCACTGCCAGAGACCGTCGCGGATGACGACGCTATCGGCCTCCCTGCGATCCTTGAGCGGATCGTCGAGCAGGATGGTGTGCGCGCCGCGACCAGTGACGGCGGATCCGCGGCCGACGCAGAACACAACGCCGCCGTCAGTGGTCTCTACGCGGTTTACTGCTGCGGATTTCTTCTTGATGAGCAGATCGGGAAACACCTGGCGGTACTGCGACGTCTGCATGATGTCTCTTATTTTTCGCCCGAGATCCCACGAGTAGGTTTCGTTGTAGGTGGCGACGATGATCGAGCGCTCGGGATGGCGACCGATGTACCAGGCCGGATACATCGCGCTCGCCAGCGTGGTCTTGCCGAAGCGCGGCCCGATGTTGATCATCAGTCGGCGATATTTTGCGCTCTCGATCTCCTCGAGGCCGGCGCCGATGACGCGGTGAAATTTTTGCGGTGAGTAGAGCGAATAGTCGGGATCGTCGGCGTTGTTGGGATCCGGCATCATGAGCTGCGTGAAATCAATCAGGTTGTCGCGCGCCTTCAGGATGGCGCGCTTGCGCTTGAGCAGCAGGAGCCGCCGATCGCTCATCGCTTATCCCATCGCTTTAGCGCATCCATTGCCAGCAGCGTTGTCGGCGACTCGTTGCTCCACTCGCCGACTGTGGCAGCGCTGAGTAGTCGGATGCTCGCCCAATACGTCAGTGGCCGCGGCAGTTTCCACGCCAGCCATATCCAAAATTTTTCCAGCATCAGTACGGGTTCCGGTTCTTCGGCCGGCCGACCGGCTCAGAGTGCTTGACCTTGTGCATCGGCACGTCGGGCATCTTGCTGATGGACTTGTTTTTATTCTGCGGCACCGTCTTGCTATAGGGCGTCTGCACATTGCCCGGCGTTGGTGACGAATGATGCGAGTAGTTGTCCTGCGTAGGCGATTGCGCCGGCGGCTGCGGTCCTGGCGAAGACGCCTGCGCATTGGACGGATTTGGCGGCCACAACGGTGAATTTGCTAGGGTTTTATAGGGAGGGGTTGCCATCTGTGCTTCTCCTGTTATAAGGGCCGTTGGCCCTATGAGGATGATATGGTGAAGGTTCTATACAAAGGTGGTCCCGGCTACCGGATCGAGAAGCCGTTCACGGCTGAAGAGCAGCGCGCGTTCGACTCGCCGGATCCAAACGACTGGCCGAAAGGCTATGATCCTCGCTACTTTTTGCTGAGCGGCGAGGTGTGGCCGCGCAGCCAGAACAAAGAGATCGACCTCGACAAGATCACGTCGATGACGTTTTACGGCGCTGCTCCGCATCGACCTAACCCCCCTGCTGAGATTGCTGCTGCTGCTGAAGCAACGGCACGCCGGCGAAAACAGCGGCGATAGTCGGAAGCGCAACCTTGCCGGCCGCGAGCGCGGCCTTGAGGCCGGCAAGACCACTGTCGATAATAATTTTTCTGGCATTCTGCACATCCTGACGCACCGTCTTGCCTTCGCGGCCGAGCTGCGCATCGCGCTCGTACATTCCGCGCACCATACTGCGCACCTGGTCGGATGCGTCCACCTTGGCGATCATCTGCGGATCATTAAAGAGATCCAAGAGCTGTTGGGTGGCCTTGCCAGACCCGGCATTTTGTTCGGCCAGCGTTTTGCTGAAGTCTTGCGTCAACGATTGGCGTTCAACGCGCTGCACCGGCCCTGCTGCCTCGCCGAGTTGCTGCGCGAGCTCGCCAACCTTTTTTGGCGTCATCGCCGGAGCGCCTTCCCAGTTGGTCAGCACCGCCTGGTCGTCGCCGAGATGCAACAAGTTGGGCCGGCCAAATTCACCACCGATGCCCTGCAGGCGCTCGACCTCGGCCGGTGAGAGCTGACCTTGCGGATTGAAAAGGACATCGCCCGCTCGGCCGGCTCTGTTCCTGGTCGTCATGTAGTTGGCGGCGCCCATGTTGTTGACGTTGAGATAGGTGCGCAGACCTTCTCCCAGGTTGAGCATTTTTTCCGAAGCAGGATCCACAACACGCGAGCCGGATTTTCCCGTCAGACTGACCAGTGGCCGCCCAGCGTTGGCTTTGTTGATATCGGTCAGCCCCTCCTTCTCAAAAATCCCGGTGATGGGAATAGTCGGCCGCTGATAGGCACCGAGCGCGTTGTAGATGACGTCGTAGGGTTGCCCGCCGGCGCCGGGCACCGTCATCGCCGAGCGCGGGTCGTTATGGTAGGCCTCGCGCGCTAACTGATCTCCGGTAGAGATCTCCGGCAGATGTCCGGTGCCAACACCGGGGATCGTTTCATAGGTGGCAAAGGCCGTCTGCTGATCCAGCGTGTGCTTGTACTGCACGTCGGCCTGCTGCAGCGCCTCCTCGATGGTGATCGGCTTTCCGCGCGCCGCGGCCTTGTTGAAAATATCTTCCGCGCGTTTGCCGATCCAGCCGGCGGCCTGCACTTTTTGCGCGGTCCAGTTTTTGTCACCACCGAGACCGAGCTCGCTGGCGCGATTTGCCGCCGTCAATGTCTCGCCGTCCATCCACACATGCTGCTGCGCCGTCAGCGCGCTGCTCCATGGTTTGCCGTTCTTGGTGTAGCCCAGTGCGCGCGCGTGCCAGATATCGTTCGCCGACGTCGGCGGCTCGGGAATTGTTGGATCGATGCTCTCGCTGTAAGGGCCGGTCTTCTTGCCGAGCTTGATGTCTTCGCCGGATTGCCGCGCTTCGATGTATTGCCGCCCCTGTTGTCCGGTTCGCACTTTGTCGAGCGGCATTCCCATCTCGTAGGCATTGTGCGCCTGGATCGCCCAGTTCTGGTTGACTGGCGGTGTCGCTTGCGGTGACCAGGCTGCGTATTCCTGGGCGGCCAGATGACCGGCCGGCGGCGCGTTGGAGCCAGCTCGCGGTGGTGGAGCTCCGGTGATCTCGCCAAGGGTTTCGCGCGCGTTCGGATACCAATTCTGTCCACCGATGCGCGACCCCAGCTCAACGTACTTGTCGAAGTCCGCGCGCGCCCGCTGCAGATCGTCGGCGGATTTGACGTTTTCCGGCGCGCCCTTGAAGCCCACGCCGTTTTCATTCGGGATGATGTGCGGCTCGGTCTTCGCCAGGTCGACCGCACCCTGCGCAGTCTGCGCGCGAAATTGCGGACCACTGGGGCCGGTGAGATATCGCTGCGGTGCCTCCGGCTGCGGCAAACGCTCGGCGATCTGCATGGCCGTTCCAGTCGCGCCTGGCGGCAGGATCGATCGGCCGAGTTGCTCGCCGAGAATGCCGCGCCGCACGGCACCCAGGAACGGAGCTGCGGCCGGCGATCCGCCAGGGCCGCCGCCGAGCTGGATCATGACCTCGAGCGGATCGGGCGCCTTGTTTCGTTGCGCCGACAACGCCGCGACGTTTTCCTGCACCGTTCTCGGTAATCCTGGAATTGCCGGAATAGGCGCCGCACCCTTGGTGAACTCCGGCGCCGGATCTTGTCGCACCGCCTGGAAGGCCTGCTTGGCAAGATCGCCGAGCTGCTGGCCGATGTTGTTTGGCACCGCCGCCAGTTCGGGCTGATCGACGATCGGCCGGCCAAGCTCGTCCACCGGCGGCTCGGCCGCCGGCGGAAATCCCGGCGACTGCGGGAGCTGGCCGCCGGCCTGCATCAGCCGCTGCCAGTCCTCCAGGCCGCCGCCGAGCATGTCGCCCAGGCCCGGCATCAGCGTTTTCCGTAGTCGACGGGATCGTCACCGTCATAACCCATGCGGCGCGAGCACGAGCGCTCGAGCATCGCCGCCAGGCGCACGTCGTTGATGGTGTCATCGATGACCTCTTTGATGCGCCGGTTGAGCGCGACCTCATCCTTCAGCCTCTGGATCTCGAGCGGAGGTCGCAGCCATGCCGTGGGCGGTGGCTCGGGCGCCAGCACCATCTCCTCCATCTCCACCGGCACCGCCTTGAGACGATCGCCGATCCAGCGGATCAGGTAGGGGCGATTGACCTCCAGCATGCGGCCGTTCGGCAGACCGCAGCGCTCGATCAACCGCCTCTCGAGCTGCGCCCAGATCTGAGCTGCGCGTGCTTTGTTCATCGATCACACCTTAAAACATTCTGCTCGTCATACGAGCAGTCGCAGCACGCCGGCCAGCTTACCGACGCAACCACCAGCATGACGATCAGTATTCCCAATGCGATCGCCAGCACCATGTTGCGTTCGATCACGGGTGAACGATAAACCCGAAATCGTGCCAGCCGAGCAGGAACAGCAGAATGAAGAACAGCAGACCGCTGGCGTGAACCGCCCACGGAAACTGCTGCGATCCCCATTGCCCTGCCGCCCAAGAGATGATCCAGAGCAGCATGATGACCCAGAAGATCAGACCGATTGGCATGTCATTTACTCCATCCCTTGGAGTGAACAGTTTTGCGCTTCGGCTTTACCTGCATCGGTAATTTGCCGGGCTTGTCGCCTTTGACAAATTCGGCGCCGACTTTTTTCGGAATGCCGAGCGTCGAGTGACCCTCGGCAGCAGCGTGCATTGCTGCACGCTGCTTTTGCGATTTCGGTTTCGGATACGGAGGCAATCGTTGCTCCTACCTCTTCTTCGACGGCGTCGGGATCGGCTTTTCCGGCTCGACAATGCCGATCACTTGCCAGCCATTGTCCGGTGTCCAGATCGGTTTGAACTCGACACGCTGACCGTCATCGGTTTCCACCGGCGGCGGAATGACGATCGGGGGCGTCACAAAACCAGGCCCCTGCGATGGACGCGGCGGTTGTCCCGGTTGTCCCGGCAATCCCTGGTCAGGACGTGGATCGGTCGGTCCCCAGATGTAAATCGGCAACCAACCACCCGTGTCCGGTGGCAATACGATCGGGTGCTCAGGATGCGGTTGCGGTCCCGGCAAACCTTGATCGGGGCGCGGTGGCGGCTTCGGCAATCCCTGATCGGGATGGGTGTCTGGCACGCCGTACTCAGGATCAACCGGCGCTCCCGGTGGCAGCGGGTAGTAGATCGGATGTTCGGGGCGCGGCAGTTGGCCGGGCAGCGTGTGGTCGGGGCGTGGTGGCGCTCCCGTCGCTGGCGGTTTCGGCAGCTCATGGTCGGGGTGAGCGCCCGATGCGACCGGAGAAATCACGGCGAGAAAAGGCTTCATTACACGTCTCCTTCTGGGTTGAACGGGAAGATGACTTCACATTCGTCGTCGGTCGTAATGCCCAGGTCTTGCATCAAACCTGGCGAAATATCGGCCACGCGATCGGTGTCGATGTGTGGACCCCAGTCGGATGGAAAGGCGCGGAGTGCAATGCCGGTCTTGGTTGCGCGCACCAGCGCGACTTGCTCCAGCAACATTTCTTTCGGCGTTTTCTCGTAGTCCCAGCGCATCGCGATGTAGTGGACGAACGGGTTGAGCCGGCGCGCCAGACCGGTGGTGTTGGGCGGCTGCACCGCCAAAAACAAATGCGGAGCCTGCTCAACCTCGGTGATGAACGCGAGACCCTCAGCGGGGTCGACGCCGCTATCGAAAGGCCCGCCAAATTTTGACACGCGACCGGCGACGATCTCTGGCCGCGGTCCCTTCTCCTCCTCGGCGCCGGCGAGCGTCTCGGCGATCGCGATACAAATCCGTTCGAATTGATCCTCGTAGACGTCGCAGTCGGTGGCGCTGTCGCAAAAACATATCTCGATCAGCACGGCCGGCCGGTCGCAGCCGTTGAGGAAGGCCAGGTCGGTCCTTTTCTTCGCGCCCCTGTTGATGAACCCGCACGAGGCAATCGCCGCCGACAGCTCGGCCGCCAGCTCGCTCTGGCTCAGATAGAGCACCTCGCAGCCCATGCCTTTTTCAGTCTCGACGTAGGCGTTGAAGTGAACACTGATATCGAGATCGCGGCTCTGCGCATTATGGAAGGCGACAATGGTCTCGAGATTTTCGCTCTGCGTGGTCGAGGTGTTGTCATGAAACACCTCCACCTCGATGTCGTAGTTGGCCAGCTCATCGGCCAGGTGATCGACAACCCGGCGCGCCTCGTCGACCTCATCAATGATGCCGGAGGCACCGCGACAGATCGCGGAGTGGCCCGACGATATGACGACGCGCCCGTAACTCATCGCAGCACCCACAGCGTGTCTGGTTGTAGCTCGCTACGCGGCCCCTGGCGGCAGTCGCGAATATCGCTGACCAGCTGCTTGATCAAATCCAGCTGCGCCGTATTTCGTTCCTTGGCGTTGATGGCAACCTCGCCGAGAACGTACGCCCCCAAGCCCATGAACAGGCAATTTACCACCAGCAGTGCAATCGCCAGCGGCGTCGAGCGCATCGCATCGACGGCGGTGCCCGCGACCTTGCCTGCTGTTTCGATCGGCGTCACAGCTTCACCATCACGTTCATGAACGACGACGGCTGCACGTTGTTGTGCGCCTGGCCGCCGCCATTGGCCGTGCCGCTGCCGGAGCCGGAAGCGCTGATGGTCACCGCCCCTTTGCTGACGGTGAGGGAGCCGACGACCTGACCTTGCGCTTCACTGTTCATGACATTGGCGTTGTTTGAGGTGACATCGGTGACGACACTGCCCGTGGACCCGCTGACGTTGACGTTGACGCTCACACCCATGCTGGCCTGCTCGTTGGGGATCAGCGTGTGATTTTCTTCGCCGGCAAATTGACCGAGCGCGCGACCCGACAGGCCGGAGCCGCTGCCGGCAACCGCCAGCGCGCGGCCGAGCGCGCGCGGCAGCGTGAGCTTCTTGTGCGCCGACCAGTCCGCAGCCGAGCTGCCGCCGCGCCCACCCACCACCGGGCAGTAGGTGTCCGCTATGCTGTCCCACAGCAGGATGAACAGCGCATGGCAGTCGGCGCCGGCGCGCGTCGAGGCGCCCGATGCGGCATCGCCGATCGTGCCGTCGTTCATCATCACCCAACTGGCATCGGCGATTGACTTGAACGTCAACTTGACGTCGCCGGTGGAGAACCCGGAAATGCCGACCATGGCCTGCGCCACAAAGGCCGTCGTCGCGAGCGTGGTGTCATTGTCGCCAGGCGGCGGCGTCGGCGCGTTCGGCGTGCCGGTGAAGGCCGGCGAGTCGATCGGCGCGCGCGTGGCGTCGGACGGATGCACATGATCCTCGCGCGCGTATTTGAGCGAAGAGCCGGGCAACCCGGCGCCGTCAACCAATGGCGCGATCGTCGAGGCCTGGCCGGCAACGAACGCCGTGGTGGCGATCGAGATGCTGTTGTCATTGACCGGCGGCGTCGGCGCGCGCGGGTTGCCGGTGAGCTGCGCTGACGCCAGCGGCGCCTTCTCGAGGTCGAGTTCGTAGAGCTGCAGCTGCACGTTGCCGGTCTGCAGATTGCCGCTCGGCACGGTGATGATCTGGTCGGCGCGCGGCGTCGAGCCGCCGGTCGCCACCGTCTCGTCGACGTATTTTTTGTTGGCGGCCTCGAGGTCGGTCCTCGGCGCGCCGGCGAGCTGCAGCGGTCCCGCCATGGTGTCGCCGGCCTTGTTGACCTTGTTGTTGACCGATGAGGTGAGCGCGGTATCGGCCGCCTGGTAGGCGGTGACGATCGCCGCATCAGCGTTCTGGAAGGCAGTTGTGATCGCCGCATCGGCGGCATCGATGTAGGCTTTGGCCGTCGTATCGCTGACGTAGGGCTCCCACTGCGCGGCGTTGAAGGCGCCAGGCAGAATGACGGCCTTGCTGCGATAGAGAACGCCGCCCTGGACGACAAATTCACCGGCACCGTATTGCGCCTTGGCATCGAAGAAGCGCACGCCGATCAGCGGTTTGGTCACGCCGGGCGAAGCCGGATCCGCATCGCCGAGCGCGAGCTGGCGGTTGGCGCTGTTCACCATGATCTCGCCGGGCTCGATCGGCGTCGGAAAGGTGGCGGCCGGATTGATGATGCGCCGGTGGCGATAGTGCGATGTCATTTCGCTCCCCGCACTTTTTTGCCGGCGGGCGCCGGTGCAGGTTCTTGCGTGGCCTTCAGCACAAATTCACCGATCGTCAGCGGCGGCTGTCCCTCGATCGCGCGCAAACGGTTCTCGTGATCGTAGAGCACCGTTGTTTCCGGCTGCGCTTCCGGCGGTGTTGGTGGCGGCGGCACATACGGATCGGGCACACCGCCGTCGACAAGCCACTGCTCGTATTCGTCACGGTCGCGGTTGGCCGGATCGTTGGGGATGTTCGCCTGATCCGCGGTGCGGATGACGACATCAGTCGCGGTGAGTTGATAGTCGGTCATGGAAGTCTCGCGTCGGCGGTGTAGTCGCAACTCCACCAAGAAGGTCCAGCTGCGTTCGGCGAAACCGCAAAAGATTTAGTGAGCGGGACTGCCACAGTTACTGCCGCACCGTTTTGCCAACTCCCGCTGTAGAAGGATATCGCACCTTGAAATCCACCGTTGTCATATACTTTCATTGTTGGGGTTGCGCGCTTCTCAACGGAGAATGATTGCGTCAGCACCATAGGAACAGCGGTGTACCCGGTGCCCCAGAACATTCCTCCTGCACCCACCGCAAGAGCAGAACCCGGCACCACAGCGTAGTTGTAGCTTTTCTCAAAGTAGCGTTTGCACACCTGTAGCTCTTGATCGAATGGCCGCACGATGAACGGCGAGCGCGTTGCTGCTGGTGCTTCGTTGCCGGGATGCACGGTGACGCCGGTCACCAGCATGACGTCGCTGGTCGCGGCGACACCGTTGATGCTGCCGGTTGCGCCGCAAAAGTTGCCTGCCGCCCACGCGCCTGCCGCTGACTGATAGGTGCTGCCAACCATCATCGCGAAGGTGACATACATCCCAATCGTATTGTCCTTGGCCCATGTGCCGGTGGTGTCGCCGGGAATGGTGACGGTCTTGTACTCCCAGGTGCTGGCAGCATTGATGGTGAAGGCGAACGGGTAGCATCGGTTGGCCGCTCCGTTGACAATAGACCCCGAGTAATTGCCGGGGCGGACGGCATAGATCCAAAACCCCAGTGTGATCGGCTGCGCGTTGGCCGTCCCCCACGCCAGCCGCGCGATGCGATAGCCTTCGATGGGCTGTCTGAGGGTGACGAGGTGCCCGGCTGACGGCGCGGCATTGGCGACGTTCACCTGAAGGGCCGTCGATGCCGTGAAGCCGGGCGGACAGGACGGGTGCTGTGAGGTGTTGATGGTTTGCGACCCAACCGAAGAAGCCTGCCAGCCATCGATGCAATATTTGGTCGCCCCATTGACGGCAAGACCGACGTTTTCCTGATTGACCTCCATGCCACCATTGATCTGCAAACCGCTGTAGGCCAGCGCGTCGAAGGGTGCGGCGTAGATGTTCTGCCGCGCCTGCTGCTGCTGCGGCGCGGTGAGCGACTGCGCAATATATTTGACCGCATTGCCGCCGGCGGCGGCGATCCACCCATCGACGTACTGCTTTGTCGTTGCCTCGAGCGGCAGCACGGGATCGGCATAGAGCAATAATTGCCCGCCCATCGTGTCGCCGGCCTTGGCAACCTTGCCGTTGACCGACGTCGTCAGTGTCGCATCGGCGGCGTCGACGTAATCCTTGCGCACCGCATTGGCGGCGCCAGGACCGGTCGGGAGCGAGAGATGTCCCGCCATGGTATCGCCGGCCTTGGCAACCTTGCCGTCGATGTTGGTCTGCAGCGCGGTGTCGGCGTTCTGGTAGGCGGTGATGATCGCGGCGTCGGCGGTGTGGTACTCGGCGTCGAGCTCGGCGATCGCCGCCTGCACGTTGGTGGCGGAGACAAAGCCGACCGGATCCGACGCCACGTTCACGGCGGTGCCGCCGGCGCCGATCTCGGTCCAGCTGGATGCGTTGAAGGCGCCCGGCGCGATGCTGCCGTTGGCGCGATAAACTTTTCCGGTTTGCGTGACGACGTCGTTGAGCACATAGGCCGCGGTCGGATCAAAGAAGCGCACGCCGATGAGCGGCTTGGGCTGGCCGAGCGTGCCGGCCGCGGCATCGCCCACGGCGAGCTGGCGGTTGGCGGTGTTGACGACGATCTCGCCGGGTTCGATCGGCGAGGGAAACGGCGTGGCGGGCAGCGGAGTGCGTCGGTGGCGATAACGCGAAGTCATGGGCAATCACTCCTGCGGCGTCTTCGGATCCTTCTGCAGCGGCGTCGTTGTGTTGGCGTCGTATTCCTTCTTCACCGCGATCGCGCGGTTGATGGCGTGCATGTTCAAGCCGCGCGAGACGACGAGATTGAGCGGCGTGTCGGGCGGCAGGCCGTAGGCCGCCGCCAGGCTCGGTCTGCTCCTGCTGATCATTTCTTCTCGTGCTTCTCGGCATCGCCGGGCAGCGCCGGCGGCGAGTCAGGTGGCGTTGACATCGGATCGGGAGCGCTTTCCTTGTCCGGTTTTTTCGGCGCGTGCTTCTCGTGCTTCTTGTCGTCGTTGTTCATCGTCGTTTTTCTCCTGCTGGGTTTGGACATCTTTTTTTCCGTCAACGTCTTTTTCTTTTTCTGTTTTCGCACGCCGCGGGTGAGCAGCTCGTCGAGCTGCTTCTTGGTGCGGCGCTCCATCGCGGAGAGGCGCGGCTGCACCCGGCGTTTTTTCCGCGCCGCCGCGACCTTGGTTTTTCTGCCGATGCCGACTGCGCGTTGCGACATGATCAGCGCCTTGATTTGCTCGAGCGCGCCGCGCCATCGGTGAACGAGAACGTCAGCGCGTTGCTCATCGCAGCGCCGTTGCGCACGCTCACCGGGCAATCGGCCGGCACGGTAAACAGCGACGGCTTGACGCCGGTCGACACCGCGGTGGCGTCGATGAACGTGGTCGGCTCATCGTTGCCGTCGAACACGATGACGCTGTCGGCGGTGAAGCCTTCTCCCTCGACGACCATGGTGATGTCGGCGGCATCGCCGGCGACCGCCGTATCGGGGACGAGCGCATCGAGCGCCGGCGGCACGTCGAGCGGTGGTGGCGTTGTTTCCGGTGGCTTCACCACCGGCTCGCCGTCGATCAGCACCGAGCCGGGCACGTCGGAGGTCACGCGCAGGATGGCCGGGCCGATCACCTCGGCGGTCTCGCCGTCCCTGACCTCGACGCCCGGCGCATCGATCGCCTCGGCGTTGAGGCTGACCGCGCCGGTGACGGCGCCGATGACGCGCATGCGCGCCGGGCCGCCGACCGTTGCGGTCTCGCCGTCCTTGACTTCGATGGTTACCGCCATGGCGTTTTCTCCTCAGTAGGTTCCTGCATCGATGATGGCGATCGACACCCAGGCGCTGGATTGCCGCACATACGGGGCGCCGTCAGTGGGCGCTTCGGTGATGCCGCCGCCCGAGCCGCCGGTGACCTGGATCCAGCCGGCATCCTTGCGGCCGTAGGTCTTGCCGTCGATCGGCGCCTCGGGGATGCCGCCACCACCGGATCCGCCACCGCCTAAAGCAAAGCGCGTCGGCAGCACCTTGGCCGCGATCTGCGCCGCCTTGGTCAGGATGCCGTCGTTCGACGCATCGGGGGGATCCTCGGTCGGCACCCAGAGGGCAACGCGCAGCGCCTGTGTCATCGAGCGCTCCTCATACCGGTTGATACCAGACCGCCCAGAAGTCGGCGTCGGCGCCCGGCGCCACGATCATGTGCAGCGCCGATCCGGCGGCGCTAAAATCCGAGCCCGGCTCTTGCATGACGCCGTCGAGGACGACGATGAGCTCGGGGCTCGAGCCGACGTTGGCATCAACGGTGGCGGACGCGGCGTTGACGTACTTGAGCGGAAAATTCTGGATCGCGCCGTCGGGCGCGAGCGGCACGATCTTCCAGGCCTTGACCATCGCGCTCGCCGCCGCCGGCGGCACCAGCAGATCCCACTGCACCATCGAGTTGAGCGTGACCGGCGCGTTGATGTGCAGCGTGTCGGTGCCGACGTCGATGGTGTAGTCGAGGGTGGGCACCAGGCGCACGCCGTTGATGAAGACATTCGACGGATAGTTGCCGACGTCGGGCGTCTGTCCGTTGAGATCGGGGCCGGAAAAATTCTGCTGGCTGGCGGCGGCCTGGTAGACGTAGCTGATGGAGACCGTCGACTGCAGCGCCGTCGCCTGCTTCCAGGCGATGCCGTTCCACACCATGATCTGGCCCGACGTGGTGTCGTAGTAGATCGAGCCGGGCGGGATCGGGTTGGGCGTCACCTGGCCGGTTTGCGGATTTTGTTCGCCGGGCAACGGGCCCGCCGGCCATGGTCCGAGAAAAAATTGCCCGGCGGCGCCGACCAGGCTGTAGGCCTGCAGCGCCCACCATTTCGCCGACCACAGGCCGGCCAGTCCGCCCTCGACCGGTTGGTAGTAGAGGCCACTGCCGATCGGTGAGCCGGCGATGTAGGCGGGAGCAGCGCCGGGATCGACCACCGGCCCGGCCAGATACTCGGCCCAGGCCACCGCCTCGTCCTTCGCCTTGATGGCGTTGTCGGCCTGGGCGCGGGAATAGTTCGCCCAGTTTTCGCTCTCGGTGGCGAACATGTCGGCGATGTCGGCGGCTTTGGCGTTGACGTCGGATTTGTTCTGGATGAGTTGGCGCAGCGCCGCCATGCCGTTGACCAGCGTGGTGGCGACCTGGACTGCGCGCTCGGCATCCTGGGCGTACAGCGCGGTCTTGCGTTCGGCCTCGCGGGCATTGGCCGACGCACCGGCCACGCTCAGGGCAAACGGCGCGAGCTCACTGGTGAGGTTTGTTTTGATCGAAGACAGCAAACCGGGGACTAAGTGATCTTCCGTCACCGTCCTGTTTTTTAACTTGCCGTCGTCGCGGCGGATCTCGGAGAGCGCGTTCTGCGTGGTGTTGATCGCCTCGATCAGCTCGTGAAACTGCGCGTCGAGCCGGTCGCCGGGCGGCGGCTCTTTCGGCCGCATCTGGCTGTGATCGGAAAACGAGAAGAGGCGCTGCGGGCGCTTGACCGTAACCATGCTTGGTTTTCGGTGCCCCGCCGACCTTGGCGCTCGGGGCTAAGCGCGGCGCTGCCGTCGCGTTGCGAGCAGGTTTTTTCTATACACCGGGTTGCGTTTTTTTTCAAAGCGAGTTGATGATGGGGGACGAGGTCTGCCACCTTGAAGCAAAAACCTGAACCCAAGATCGAAGCTGGCCGGCTGCGGGTCGGTCTCTACGCCTCGCTGCCCGGCACCATCTGGGGCGCGTTTGAGGTGATGGGCCCGTGCGGGCGCCTGCTGCGCATCATCGCCGGCGATGGCCTGGATGAGGATCCTCCACTCGGCGGCTGGGAGCACGTCAGCGTCTCGATCGAAGGCAGGCATCCACCCAACTGGCAGGAGATGTGCTGGGTGAAGGATGCCTTCTGGGACGACGAAGAGACCGTGCTGCAATTTCACCCGAAAAAATCCGAGTACAAAAACCTGCACCCGAATTGTCTGCACCTCTGGCGCAATGTCGGCCTCGATCATCCGCTGCCGGCACAGATCCTGGTGTAAGCCCATGCCCGATCATCACGCCACGTTCTATCCCGTGGGCTGGAACCGCGAGCGTATCGCGCTCGAGGAGGAGCTGCGCAAGACCGGAACGCCGGTGCATCCGGCGGTGGCGCGCGATCGCCGCTGGAAGGACGTGCTGCCGCCCCGCCTGGTCAAGGCGCAGTGCCTCAACGAGCGCGACCGGGCGATGCTGCGCGCGCGCGATGCCGGCGCCAGCTACGCGCAGATCTCCAGGGTGATAGGAATTACGTCCAGCCAGGTGAAGCACCAGATCAAGAAGGCGCGCCACGCTGTGCGCGAAGACTGGATGACGCCGGTCGAGTGCTATTTCAACGACGAGCTCGGCGACCTCAAGCAGCTCGCCGCCGAGCCGCCCGCCGGTCAATGCCGCTGCCCGACGTGCGGGCGGCCGATGAAGGTGCCGGTGACATGATCCTGCCCTCGCACGCCTTCACCGCCATGATCGTTGTCGGGATGTCCTGCGGTATGGCCATGGCGAACGGCGTCAATGTGGATGCGTCGTTTGCTGTGCTGGTGGTGTGCTGCGGACTGGCGAGCTTCATGAGGTGAGACCATGACCGATCGATGGCTCGCCCGCGACATGCCAGGTCTGTGGTCGAAAGCCGTAACGCCACGCAGCGCCGATGACATGGTGCGGCAACTGCGCAGCCTGGCCGGTTGCTGGCTCGACTGGTACGAGCGCGATCCGGTGGCGCCGCTGTTTATGTCGGCCACCCTGCTGATCGAAGCCGCGGATTACATCGAACGGATGAAAGGACGACCATGACGATGAAGATCAAAGTGCTCGAGATCAGAGACCGCAACACCTTCATCCCGGTGATGTGCTTCAAACCGATCCCCGACAACGCCGCGCAGCGCTACCTGATGCGCCGCGATGGATGGTGCTGTGACCCGAGCGAGCATTGCGTGATGGTCATCGACACACATAAGCGCCGCGCCAGGTACGACCCGTATGACTACGGTCGCGATTACCCGCGCACGATGCCGGAGGCGCACAAGTACATCGAGAACCACTGGGACGAACTGCAGGATGGCGACGTCATCGATGTCGAGTTCATCCTCGGCGAGAGCAGCACCAAAAAAGTCAGCGAGGCACACGATGCCTGACCGCAAGGATCGGATTTTGGGCGATGGACCGATCGAGCAGCAATACATCGACACGATGAACGCGGTGGCGCGCGGGCTCGACAAGGGCTTCAACGGTGACCTCAAAGGCAACGCGCGCAAGACCGGCTTCGTCCTGATGGTGTTCCCGTTCGGTGATCACAGTGGCCGCTGCAACTACATCAGCAACGGCGCCGATCGGGCCGACGTCGTCGCGCTGATGAAGGAAATGATCGCGCGCTTCGAAGGCCAACCGGAAATGAAAGGGCGCGCATGAACAGCGCAGCATGGTTTGAGATCAAGCTGCTGGTGGTGATGCGGATGCTGCGCCGGGCCGCCAAACGCGGTCGCCGCTGGTTTCGATGGCCGCCAGTCTGAGGGGACAGTGATGGACATCGTCGAGCGATTGAACACCCACAAAAATTGCGGCGAAGGGGATTGCGAAAACGGCGCGCTGCTCACTGAGGCGGCCAGCGAGATTTCTTTTTTGCGGCGGGAGATCGAACGGTTTGGGTTGAGGCTGCGCATCGAGGAAGGGCGAGGTGTTGTGGATGTTGCGGACGACATCGGGCGAATGCTTGAACCGGGAGCGATCGTGCCGGTCGACATCAAGACAACCGCACTGCTGGTGCAGGAGATCCGGCGGTTGCGAGATCTGCGATAAAAATTTTGGGGGGGAGCATTGCGCCCACGCCCGTTGCCTTCGACGGGGGGTGGCAGGGGGCGGATTGCGATTTGTCGCTGCGGCAGTAGGCGAAGTCGCGCGTGGGCCGATGGCCCTGTGACATACTCACGAGCGTCAGCGTGTCACGCGAGAGTGCCGGCAGCGCTGAGTTTGTGAGGGGTACACCCAGGGATGGGCGCGCTGCCGGCTCGTTTGCAGTACGGAACGCGCAATCACTGCAGCTCTACGCCATCAACGTCAACGCTCTGGCTGTTGGCTAGCCGCGATCTCTGCGTCGAGCTCATCGATCGTCATCCCACTCGCCTCGCGCTGCGCGCCTGGCGTCGTCTCCTCGCCGAGCAGCAAAACCAGCGATCGCGCGGCGTGCGCTCGCGCCGTCGCCGGCGCCGTCTTATCGCGCAGCATGGCCAACAGAGCGTCTCTTACTTCGTCTCGCAGGGATTTCCTTCGTTGACTTCTGTGTGAACCTGCCATGCTTCAACCTCTGAGCTGCGGCTAATCTCCTGCGGCCTATCACCATCTGACCACCATGCTTGTAGCAGCGGTGCCACCCTCTGATAGCTGGAGCTCTGCACTGCTGACCATCCTTCTTGATCGCCACACATTGTCTGCACCTCTTGAGCCCAGCTGTTTGTGCTCTCGATGCTCTCCAGGCTGCGTTTCCACTACCTCTTGATCTTCCCATGGGAACCTCCCGATCTTTCCCCCGTGTTGGTGGCGGCGGGTCTACTACCAACGACCGCGTGCCGCTACCAACGCGGGGGGGGGTATAGGGGGGGTATGCACACACATGCGTTGGTAGGTGTTGGTAACCGTTGGTATGGGCGTTGGTAGTGCGTTGGCAGGCTACAGAAGTGCCGCCACCGCCTCCACGATGCATCGCCGTTGCCGTGATGCGGATCCTTCGATTTTCACCACGATGCGCCCGCTGTCGAACAGGCGATCCATCGCCTTCCTGAAATCATTGCTGGTGATGCGCGGCTTGGCGTCTCGCGCCGCCGGCATGTCGGCAAACTCGGTTGGCGCGTAGTTCTTGCCTGGCCTGTCCGAGACCGGCCGCTGCTGCTCGAGGCGTTTGCGCAAACAATCCAGATACATCGCATCAATGTTGCGCCAGCGCAGCTGCTGCTCGAGCGTGTCGGCACCACCGCCCTCTACCACCCACACACCGGCCTTCCAGCGCAGCGTGGCAGTGTCGCGCGGCGGGCCGTAGTTGTTCTTGCGCCACTCGAGAATACGCAGATCCCGATCGGGCTCGGCGTCGTCGTCGCCATCCTTCTCGCTGAAATGCTTGAACACACAGCGTGCGCGCACCGAATTGTGCCATGCGGTTGAGCCGCTCAACCCGCTGCCCGACCGGATGCCCTCAAGCGATGGATGGGTGAGCAGCAGGACACTGGCGTTGTTGCACGCCGCGATCGCCAAGCGCCGCACCATGGCGATGAAGGCGCGTGTGTGGCTGCGTGAGATCTCGTTGCCGCCAAAGAGATCCGCCGCCGTATCGAGCACGATAATCCGCGGTTTGATGCGCATCACCGAAAGCAGCAAACGCTGGTAGAGCTCGGTCTGCACGATCGTATCATTGCGCCTGTCGAGTCGGGCCAACTGCGTGTTGTCGGCATCGACCCATGAACACATGAAAAGATGCTCGACCAGATCTCTCCTGGTCGCGCCGTAATGCTGCACGGTATCCTCGAGCCGGCGGATCATCTCGTCGGCCTCTTCCTCGCAGGAAATGACCAAGGCCGGGCCACCTTTCGGCAACAGCCCGATCCAGTCGTGATCAATCTGCGAAATCGCGTTGAGCGCCGTACAGACCGCCAGTTGCAACGCCAGAATTGATTTGCCCACGGCGCCCTCACCACTGAGCAGCGTCACGTTGTTGGCGGGGATATGATCCTCGATATTCCACTCGCGCCTGTGGATCTCGGCCTTGATGTCGAGGAGCTCGGGCTCCTCGTGCTGCTCACCGGCGCCATTGCCCTTGTCCTTGCGCGCCATCCTGCGCTCGGCCTCCTGCCAGCGCGGATCATCGGGTGTGATCACCTCGCAGCCTTCTGGCGGAAATGGCTCATCGTCATGCGAGTGCGGCATCAATCTCTTCCCTTCGCAGGACGTTGAGCACGTCGGCAAAATCGGCGCCGGTCGACGGCGGCATCACGATCGTTGCCTTCTGGTGCGATGTGGCGTTCCAGCGCGCGGCACAAATGATCGCACACTGCAGGCCGATGCTCGAGTTGTCATTGTCGGCGCAGATGACGATCTGGCCAACCCCAAAGATTACCGGGAACCGCTCGATGGCGCCGGCCGAGCCGAGCGCCCAGACCGGATGATGCCCTGCCTGGTGCAGAGCTAGTCCCGTCTCCAGGCCTTCGCAAACGTAGAGCCTGGGACAGAACGAGAGGCAGTCCCAGAACGTATCGTGCCTCGAGGTGATCATCATCGCCGCGTTGCCCACGGGACCGAGCATCATGCTTTCGGTTTTTTTGTTTTGATCCAGATCAAGAAACAGCCGCTGGATGGCTTGCGGCCTGAAGGTCTCCACGTTTCGCATCAGTGCCACCAAGGCAGGTGCTCGCAGCTGTGCGTTGGGGCAGCGCGGATGATAGCCGATGACCTCGGAAGCCTTTGGCGGAAGCACCAAGCCTCTGCCGTGGAGGTAATGCTCTGCCGCCGTGCCGGCCGCGTCAGCCGAACCTTCCCAGATCTTCATCGCCAGCTTGTGGTGACGGTCGGGATCCGCCCGCCTCGCCTCGACCAGGCTGCGCGGTTCAGTAGAATAGTCCACGTCAGCGTCTTCACCCCACAAGCCGCGCGAGCGCAGCGCCGCGATGATCTCGAGCGGATCGCAGCCGGCATAGCAGCGCACCTGCACAGAATGTTTCCCGTCGAACACGATCATCGAGGGATCGTTGTCGTCATGCGCCGGGCAACGGCACTTCCACTGGTTGCCGCTACGTTTGCCGCCGAGCGCCTGGGCGATTTGAGCTGCGTTCATCGCGTCAGCCTTTCCCGTTCACGGCCGTAGACACGCGGCCGATGTTGGTGTGCAGGAAGGTAGCGATGCGGTTGAGCGACCAGTGCTTGCCGTAGCGCAACTGGTTGGCGATCACACGCTGCGCATCGGTCAGCGGCGGCAGCTCGACCTCGGCCACAAACTTCGGCCGCTCGCGCGTCATGTAAGCGAGCGCCAGTTCGATCGACTTGCAGAGATAGGCGGCGTCGTCGGCGTGATATTGGATGGCAGCGCGCAAGTGTGCGCGGGCAATGGGAATGTTCGACATCACGCGGTCTCCTCGAGGCGTTCTATTTTTTTCAGCTCGCGGATCGTCTCGAGCACATGGTCGGGCTTCTCGTTGAGCGCGATGGTCTGCCCGTCAGCGGTGTGGATGACGGCACCACCGCCCTGGTTGGTGTTCATCGATACGATCTGATCGATCCAGATCCACACCGCGCCCTTGGTGAGCGCGCTCGTTCCCTTGATGACGTTCATTCGCTGCTCCCCTCACTGCCGCCATTGTGCGGCAGTCGCTTGAGAAGAGCGGCGATCGCCGCCGTATCCTGCTCGGAGACGCCCGGTTCTTTGGGCAACGGCGGCGGCACGATCGGCGGTCGATAGGCTGAGTGCTTCGCCTCTTCGACCGCGCTCTTGATCAGCATATCGATGCTCGACAGACGCGAGACCAATTCAGTGCTGAAATTCATGTAGTGATCGCGCTCGCTTGTGGCGGTCTCGAGCCGCGACGTGAGCTGCGCAATACGCTCGCGCATCAGCATGTTGTCGGCGTTAAGCCGGTCGTTTGCCTTGAGCAGATCGTTGCGCTGGTTGACGATAGTCGACAGCGCCAGGACGCCGCGCTGGGCCTCTTCATCGGTCTGGCTACCGTTTAGTAGGGTGGTCGTCATGCTGCCTCCTGTTTGAGTAGCTCTTCCATCGGCCGGAGCTCATCGCGCGGCACAAAGTATGCCGGCCGGCCACCGACCGGATCACGCCACCATTTTGCGAGTTTGATTTCTGCCGCCGGCAACCAACCGGTGATGATGAAGACCGGCAGGAAACTGAGCACGCCGATGTAGGGATAGTCGTCTGGATCATCGTGTCCGACGATCAGGTCAGTCCACTGGCGGCTCTTGTTGGTCTTGACCTCGCACCATCGCCCGTTGATGCGGACGTCTGGCGCTCTGGGATTGCCGACGAGAGCGGGCCAGTAGCCGTTGAAGCGCTTTGCCGTCGCCAGCTCGCCGGCGGCGCCCTCGATGTGCAGCGTCCAGCTGTCGCTCTCGCCGACGTTGTTCTTCAATCGATAATTATTCTGCAGCGCGTCGATCTGGCGCATGCAGCCGATCTGTGCGGCGCGCGAGATGCTGTACCAGTCGAGCTCAATACGGATGTCTTCGTTTCTCATGCCGACACACTGACGCGCACGGCGCCCCAGCATTTAAGGATGGTAAGAGCCTCGTCGAAGTTGTCGGCAACGCGGTACGGATAGCCATTGTCCATGAGCCAGGCGCCGAGCTCGGCCTGGTCGTCGCTGAGTTGCGCGCCCTTGCGCTTGAGCTCGAGGAAGTGTGCCTTGCCAAAGGGCCAGCGCCACACCTCGCCATCCACCAGATGCTCGCGCGGCGACAGCAAAACAAAATCAGGCCAGCCGCGTTTGGTGCCCATGCGCTTGAGCCTGGCGCCGGTGATCGCGTTGCGATGTTCGCCAAACGGCAGGTGCGTCCAGCGCCAGTCGGGTGTGCCCCAGCGATTGAGGATGTCGGCGATCAGGACATGCAGATTAAATTCGGGAGCGGCGCGCTTCTTACGCTGGCGCTTGCCAAAGAGAGTGAGCTGCCCGTGCTGCATGAGCTGTCGTCATGATGATCAGTCGAGGAGCTGGAGGTGTGTGATGGTGCGAGCGCGGTGCGATCATTGTCAAACCGCGACAGCGGACTGGAGCGGACTGTACCGGACATGAAAAAAATATTTTTTGGGAAAGTATTCACGCCAGCATTACTGACGTTGTCCGCTCGAGTCCTCTCCAGTCCTCTCAGGTCCGCTACTGTCCGGTATCGTGTGCGGTATTGGGTTCGGCTGAACACACCATTCATGTGATTGTGAAAATTTTGACATCTTGAAAAATGCCGTTGATCCATATCAACTCTTTCCGGTAGTAAGCATTCTTAATACAGCCATCGGGCTAGTGCCCTAGGCGGAACTAACTAGGCTCTCCCGGTGTAAAAAGCAGTACGGGCGACCAATCGTCGCACAATTACGCAGACACGAGCATGCAAACGCGCGCGAAAACCAATCGCGCGTGATCGGTAGAACTTGGCTCGAGTGCCAGGGAGGTTTGCCGTGCGTAAAAAGAAAACCACGCGCCGCAGAGCGCGCGGCAACGGGAAGTTTAAGCCCATCACGCCGCGCGAAGCCTGCGCCATCCTTCACTGCAGTGATCGTCATCTTCGCCGGATCCAGGGTGATCTCGAGATCAAGCGCTTTGGCCGGCGCTTGCTGGTCAACGAGTTCTCTGTCCTGCGCTACATCAAGAACCTGCCCGATGCTTACCGCTAGCCAGATCGCACAGCGCGGCGAGATTGGCGCCTCCGATGTGCCGACCATCGTCAACGGCGCGCCCGAGCAGCTCCTCGCCAAATGGCGGCAGATCGTCGGCCTGGATCCGCCCGTTGACTTCAGCAACAACTGGCCGGTGCAGCACGGCGCTTACATGGAGCCGTTCATCCTCGACTGGCACGAGCGCAAGCTCGGCTACCCGTTCGAAGAGCGCGGCGAGGTGCTGCGCCATCCGCAGCTCGACTACCTCACCTGCACGCTCGACGCCTACGACCCGGTGCGCGATGCGGTGATCGATGCCAAATGCACCGCCTGGTCGATCGACTGGGCGAGACAATTCTACACGCCGCAGTTCCTGATCCAGCGCGCCTGCATGGATGCCGAGCTCGCCATCATGCTGATCAGCGCCGGCGGCGCCGAGCCGGTCGAGGTCGAGATCGAATTTGAGCAGACCTACTACGACGAGGTGCTCGAGCGCATCGCCAAGTTTCACCGCTGCATGGAAACGATGCTGCCGCCGGTGCATCTGCCGCAGCTCGTGGCGTGGGAGAAACTGCGCACGATCAATCTCGAGGCCGAAGACGCCAACTACAAAGCCGAAATGATCGAACACCTAATGGACTGGCGGGCCACCCACCAGGCTCACCGCGTCCATGAGCAGGCGGCCACGTTAGCCAAATCCTTGGTGCCGGAAGACGTCGGTCGCCTGCTCTACCAGGAGATCCGCATCAGCCGGAACAAGAAGGGCCACCTCTCAATCAGGAGCGCGGGCGATGAATAACCCTCCCAGCCTTGGCACAGACCCACAGGCGGCTGATCCGCGTCCGCCGTTCGGTTACGGCGCCGTCATCACACCACCGACGACCACGCTGATCGATCTGCTGCGCGCTGCGGTCGACAAGGGCGCCGACGTCGCCACGCTCGAGCGCCTGGCCAAGCTCTACGAGGCGGCTGAGCTCGGGCAGAAGAAGGCCGAGTTCAACAACGCCCTGGCGGCGGCCAAGGCCGAGCTGCGGCCGATCGTCAAGGATCAGGAGATTGGTCTCTCCGGCGGCAAGTCGATCAGGTTTGAGTCGATGGCGGCGATTGCAGCGGAGATCGATCCCGTGCTGGGCAGGCATGGCCTCTACGCAATCTTCCCCGATGCCGAGCACACCGAGAAGCACGAGCCCAACAGGATCTACGTCACCTGCCGGCTGTGCCATCGCAACGGCTACTCGATCGAGAAGACGCTCGATGGACCGCCTGATGTTGGCCAGAACCGCAATGCCGTGCAGGCGATGGGATCCACCATGACCTACCTGCAGCGCTACTCGCTGCGCGCCATCCTCGGCCTGGCGGTGACCAACGAGAAAGAACCCAAGCAGCGCTTCACCGATCGGGCCCAGATCGGAGCAACAACGCCGGCGCAACAACTGGAGCCAGCTCACGATCCAAACAAGCCATTTGAGTTTCCGCACGTCCCCGGCGGCGACTGGCAGGACTGGTCGCGATCGCTGCTGATGATGATCAACGCCGTACCGGCGCTCGAGCTGGCCAAGAAGTGGGTGGCAAAGAACGAGGACATGCTGGTCGAGCTGCAAAAGGCACTGCCAGCTCACCATGCCTTCGTCGAGCGCGAGATCAACAAACGCCTGCGCAAGCTACGAGACGGAAATGAAACTCAACGTCGCCAAGGGAGCGCTGGTGCCGGCAAACGATGACGCGCGCCAGGTTCTCAACAAGAAGACCAAGGTGGGTGACACGATCGATGTTGAGATCGTCCACGAGCGCAATGCTGCCTTCAACAGCAAGGTGTTCGCCACGATCGCCGAGATCGCCAAGATGCTCGGCGCCGACGAGAAAACATTCCGCGCCGAGATCATCTACGAGACCGGCCGCGGCTACGACGTCACATTGCGAAACGGCACCAAGGTGGTCACCGTGTTGCCCTCTATGTCGAAACACTCGATGACGCAGGCCGAGCTCGAGACATTCTGGGACGACGCGCGCCACTACATCCTCAAGGAAGTGATGATCAGCCTAGATGGCGATCAGCAGGAGCGCGTGCTGCAGATGCTGGGAGCAACACGCGACGACGAGCGCAACGTGACCAATCCGTTGGCTGGGGGCTAACGGAGATGCCTGATGACAATCAGTGTCTGGGGTTTTGTCTTCTGGCTGTGGATCGCCACCGCGGTCGGCTCAACAATCGGGTTCCTGTTTGGCGCAATCATCAGGGTGGCGCATGACGACGATCGACAACGCGACGAAGCTCCTGTGCCTCGAGCGTGAGCTGCGCATGCGCCGGCGCGTCTATCCGCGCTGGGTCGAGCTCGGCAAGATGAAGATGCGCGATGCGGAGCACGAGATCAAAACAATGGAGGCGATCGCCGATGACTATCGCAACAAGGTTGAACGAAACGAGCCCGGTCTCTTCGCCGCCAACGGACCAGGAGCTGAGCCTGGCCGATCAGATTAAGTACGTCGTCTACGGCCACAAGCTCGATGACGTTGCCGGCTGCGCGATCGGCCTGCTGATGAACTGTGTGGCGCTCAAGGCCGATGACAGGGAGGATGCGCTGCGCATTCTCGATTGCGTCCACGTCGAAATGCGCAAGACGGTCGCGCGCGACTACGACGAGATGGTCTCCACCATGCAGCTACCGGAGCAGTGATGACCACAGTCCTGGCTGTGCACAGTCGACGCCGCTGCATTGCTCTCTGCGATGCGCGCTGCCACAACGCGCTGCAGCCGACGCAGCTCAAGGAGCCGCGGCGATCAGCCTGTGAGTGCATCTGCGGCGGCGCCAATCATGGGCTCGGGCTCAACCACGCCATCCATAATATTTCTGCTCGACAAGTCGGCCTGACGCCGGAGGCCTTGCAGGCCTTTGCGCAAAGGCGCGGCCTCAACCCCGACGAGCTGCTGGTGATCGATCGCACGCGCGTGCGGGAACACCAGGCAAGGAAGCTGGCGCGCAAGATGCTGGCGCCGGAGCCGCTCGTTCGCGGCGAAGACCTGTTTGCGTGCGAGGCAGTGACATGAGTTTTCCACCACACCGGGGGCAATACCTCCTCGGCAAGCGCGCCTGTCGGGATCGAAAGATGGCCTGCGGGCCGGTGTGGTGGCCTGTGGGTTTTGCTTGGCCCCACGGGATGTCTTTGCATTCCCGTTCAAGGCCATCGAGGCGCGCACAGTTTCGCTTGGCAGGAAATGCTCATCTGAGGAGCTGGAGGCCTGCCCTGGGAAGCCTGGCGGGGGAGCGTGTTGGATGGACAGGCGCCTCCCCGCCGGGTCGCCCACCCCCTATTGACGTATGGGCCATTGGCCCGATATATTGTGGCAGGTTCGGATGACGGTTGCGGAAAAGCTGCAAGATCGCATGGCTTATCCGCCGCGTGCCATGCGGGCCGAGAGGGCTGCAGCCTACCTCGGAGTGTCGACTTCGGCGTTCGACAGGTGGGTGGAAGACGGGACAATGCCACAGCCTGTCCGCAAGGGTGGGATCAAATTGTGGGATCGCCTCGATCTCGATGCAGCCTTCGACAACCTGAAGGACCATGGTGAGCAGAATATTGTTCACCGCATTTTGAGAGAGAGACGCGATGCCAAAGCCGCTGGACTTCCTGAACCGAAAGATCGCGAAGGGTAAGCCCTACGTTTATTTTCGCTCGCCGGTCGACGGCAAGCTGACGCCCCTTCCCGCTGACGAAACCTCTGTCGAGTTCAAGCGCGCGTACGAGGCGTGCCTGAAATCGATCAAGCAGCAACCATCACCAACGAAAAAGAAGAAGGCCGCTCCGGTGGTACGCCCCGTCATCGGCGAGGGGACAATCGGCAAGGGCATCATGCGCTACAAGACATCGCTTGAGTATCTCGAGCTGAAGCCCAGCACCCAGCGCATCTACGCTCGGCCCCTCGACATCCTCGGCGAGCGTCTCGGTGCCGGCCCGCTCGCGGATCTCGACAGCGATGCGATCGATCTCTACAGCGAGGAGATCACAAAAGAGTTCTGCGCCTCTGCCGCTGACCGGCAGATATTCCTGCTGTCGAACATCTGGCGCGTTTGCAAAAAGTATCCCGAGTTCGGCATCAAGGGCCGCGCCAATCCGGTCGAGGAGGCAACGCTGCGCTACAAGGTGAAGCGCCCGGCGCGACCGTGGACCGATGCCGAGCAGACGCTGTTCGCACAGACTGCGCCCGAGCATCTCAAGCTCGCCAAGCTGCTGCTGCACTTCGGCGCCCAGCGCGGCGGTGACTGCGTCAAGATGCTGTGGTCGCAGTTCGACGGCAAAGGCATCTGGGTCACGCCGGAGAAGACCAACGCCATCCCCGACCCGCTGCCGAATTATCACCTCTGCCCCAAGCCGCTGCTCGACGCGCTCAATGCTGCGCCGCGTGTTGGCGAGACGATCCTGACCAGCTCCCTGGGCAAACCGTGGCCAGATGCGATGTGCTTGAGCCAGTCGATCCGCAACCACCTGATCAAGATCGGCCTGGCCAAGCGCGGCACCAAAACTATCTCGATGCACAGCCTGCGCAAGAACGCCGCCTCGGAGGTTGCGCAGCTGATGGTCGGCGCCGCCGGCGTGAAGACGGTCACCGGTCACCGGTCAAACGAGATGGCTGATTATTATTCGCAACACGCCAACCGCGTTGCCATGAACGAGATGGTGGTGAGCAAATGGAACGAGGCCATCGAGGCGAAGGACAAGGCCACGCGCCGCAAGGCGGCCGGGATCCGGCGGGTGAAATAGAAACTGAAACCCCCGCCGAGAGGCGGGGGTTTTGCTTTGGTGCTGAAACTAGGTTTTACGAGCAGCTGCAGACGACTTTGCCGTTGAAGCCCTGCACGCAAGTATAGCGCGTGCCCATCGGGCATCCGGCCCATGCCTGCGTGACGTATACCAGCGTGAACAATGCGGCGAAAGCGATAGCGATTTTTTTCAAGGTTCAGCCTCCTGTTGTCGCCACGTTTGAGTGCGCGACGGGGTATGTGGCATTTTCCCCGCCGCGCATGGCCACTTGATTAGGGGACCGAGTGGCCACTGGCCCTTTTGTAGTGGCCACTGGCCCTTCTTGTCAACAAGGGGCCTATGGCCCTACAAACGGCCCATGGTTCGACGCCCCATGCCCAGCAGCGAGTTCAACGCTGCTCTCAAATCCCTCGCCCTGACGGTGGCCACGGCAGCCAATCTGCTCGACGTCGACGAGCGAACGATCAAGCGCTGGAAGTACGATGAACGCACGGTGCCGGGGCCGGTGGCCTCATTTCTGCGGCACCTGCTCAAGAAAAAACCCCGGCCTTGAGCTGGGGGGTTTTGTTTGTGTCAGTCCTCCTGTGGCCAGAGGATGTTCTCGTCACTGCCGTAGAGACCCTCTGGCGCCAGCTCTCCGTTCGCACGGGTGATGTGAAACCAGTACTCGCCGGGAGGTGCGCCTGGCGGCCTGCCCCTGGGCCTGTAGTCTGGATCGTTGGCGACGAAGACCAGCAGGTGATCTTCGCATGTCGGGCGCGGCTTGCGGTGCAGCAGTGTGAACGGCCCTTCGGGCGCCTGGTACATGCTGCTGGCGAAGGTATTCATCAGAGTGTCGACCATGTCGATTTGACCCTCGAGATAGCCCATGGCGATCTCGCGGCTTGGGTGATGCTTGACGATGATCCAACCGTCATCAAGCGCCGGATCCAGATGCGTGATCGGCGTGAACACCGGTTCTGCGATCTTGATCGGTCCATCGTCACCACTCAGGGAATAGTACGTCACCGGCAGCTCCCTGTTGGCCGTGGCCATGTCATCCGCAAAACTGAAACCGGTGATCCGGTAGACGCCAGGAAAGCGAAATCCCAGCGGGCAGCGCGGACCATAGTGGGGCCGTGGGGTCGTGAGCCAGATGATCGACGCCATGGGGGCAGACCCTGTTGAGAACGAAGGCGAACGAATTGGACCGCAGCAGGAACGACATGACCATACATGACTGAGAAACTGAGAAACCAGTACTGAGAAACCGTTGATCCAATTACAAATATCCAAATTTGCTGCATTAGTGTTTTTGCAGCAGTACCAACGGTTTCTCACCCGGTTTCTCAAAGTTTCTCAGTTGGTTTCTCAATTCGGTTCGCGGCCTGTTCGCATAAACACAAACCCCCGCCGAGAGGCGGGGGTTTGTCGCTAGGCCTGGAGCTCGATCTATCGGACGAACCTTCCACCCTCCTCGGACACCTGGGCGATGAAGTCCTGGGCGACCCGGTGATCCATGTAGAGCGTGTTGCCCATCCACTGGTACGAGCTGGCGCCGACCGAGTGCAGCAGCTCATCCGCGTCCTTGGTCTTTGGGAAGAACCCGACGACGGTGCCATGATCGGACACCTCAATGACGACGTCCCTCTCGCCGGCGTGCGGCTTGATGATGCCGCGCTGGATCTGCTCGCGGCGCAGACCCTGGAGCATGTCTTTCATCTGCGCGACGGTCAGGCCTTTGGTTGCGCCCTTCCAGCCGCGGTCGAGGCTGGCTAGGGCAAGGTGGATCTGTATTCTGAGATCGGATTTTCGCATTGGTCTCTCCTGTTGTTGATGAGCCAGTATGGGCCATTGGCCCAGGGTAGTCAATAGGCTCACCTATTGACCTGGTGGGCCGTTGGCCCTATATTCCAGGCCTTGGAACGGGAGAGATCGATGAAAACGCTGATTGCTTACTACCGGGTGTCGACGCAAGCGCAAGGCCGCTCCGGCCTGGGGCTCGAGGCCCAGCGCGATGCCGTCCGCGCGTTTGCCACGGCCGAAGGTGCCGAAGTCGTTTTTGAATACACCGAAGTTGAAACCGGCAAGGGCGCCGACGCGCTCGAGCGCCGGCCGCAGCTCGCCGCGGCTCTCAAGCACGCCAAGAAGGAAAAGGCCGCCGTCTGCGTTGCCAAGCTCGACCGCCTCTCGCGCGACGTCGCCTTCATCGCCTCGCTGATGGTGCAGAAGGTGCCGTTCATCGTCGCCGCCCTCGGCGCCAATGCCGACCCCTTCATGCTGCACATCTACGCAGCGCTCGCCGAGCAGGAGCGCCGCATGATCTCCGATCGCACCAAGGTTGCGCTTGCCGGCGCCAAGGCGCGCGGCGTGCAGCTCGGCAACCAGGCGCAGGCGAACAAGAACCGCGCGTCAGCTCTGGCGCGCGCCGAGCAGCTGCGCGGCGTGATCAGCGAGATGCTGCACATGTCGTCCACTGCGATCGCGGCTGAATTGAATGCCCGCAAGATCGCCACGCCGACCGGCGCACCGTGGTCAGCCAAGACCGTGATCCGCGTACGGGAAAGGTTTGCAGCATGATCGGCCTTCTCGTGACTGGAGACGCATTCCTAGCCATGACCGCAACCGATTACGTTTTCGCACTTGCTGTCGGCATCTACATCTTGGTTCACGCGGTGGGTGCCATCGCTTTCCTAGCTTTCCATGCTCGCAATCGCGGAGATGGCAACCTATGACCCTCGACAAAACAGCCCGCATGACCAGCGACCAGTACAACAAGGCCATCGAGCAGCTCGGACTGTCGCGGCTGCAGGCGTCAGAGCTGCTCGGCGTTGACGAAAAAACTCACCGGCGCTGGCGCGATGACGAGCGCACCGTGCCGGGACCGGTGGCGCGCTTTCTGCGCTACCTCATCGCCACGGGGAAGACCGGCGAATACGCAATCAAAAAATTGGAGGGATGAGTGATGAAAAAAGTTCTGATCGCAATCGCACTACTGGCCGCGCCAGCACACGCGGCAAACTACGACTACAGCCTGAAGGCAGAGCCAGCCACCTGCGTCGGCGTAATCATACAACATGACGACGGCACCCTGGCGCTGCTCGGCGACGAAGGTGCAGGCATTGACTGCAGATACGGCGAGCTCACCTTCAGGCAGGCATCGCCGGCGAAGGGGCAGCTCGGCCCGAGCACGGCGCCGTTTATCCTGCGCGCCTGCTCGGCGGGCATGCGATGCAAGATCAAAGGCCTGCTGAAGGACATCGGCTACGAGACCTTCTACTGGTCGCGCATCGACTCGGCCCGACCATCGGACGACTGATCATGAAAATCTTCACCGCCACCGAGCTGCCCGACGAGCTCGCGCAGGCATGGCTACAGCACCTGCGCGATTTCGACACCGCGCATCCCGGTTGTCATTTTCAGGTTTTTGCCGATGCGCCCAACGTCTCGATGGCCGACATGGTCGCGGTGCTCAATGTCGAGCCGAAGCTGACGTTTCAGCAGCTGTTCGATCGCGAGCTTGCAAAGATGGAGACCATGCGCAAATCACTGCGCAAGTTCGGGATCAAAATCGGCAAGGACGACTGATGCCTAGCGCCTGCGCAAATACTGCATCATGTGGTCGAAGCTGTTCATCTGCTGCGGTGTGTAAGCGCGCTGGTTGAAGTCTTGCGGCCACTGCTGGAAGGCGTAGCCGCGGAAGTAGGCGGGGACGCCGGATAGCGAGCGCCACTGGTCGTAGGGTCTGGTCTCGCCCTGGTTGGCAGTGGCGTGCTGATACTGCCCCTTGAGAATGTCTTCCTGCCACGGCTGCAGCGAGCCGGTGAAGTCTTGGTAGGTTTGCTTTACCTGCGGGTCGATGTTGACCAGATGATGTGACGCAACATCACCGAGTAGATCGATGGGCCGCGAGGCCGCGTTGTAGCTTTCAACACCGAAACGGTTCGGACTAAATTCCGGCGGGCGCGGCTGTTGCGGCGTTCCCGTTTCGCCGGGTGGCCAGCTCTCCATGTAGCCTTGGCCGCCACCGGGGTTGTTCTTGTAGGCGATGTCGTAGTTGCTCAACGCCGGGTATTGCTGGCGCGCCTGATCGAGCAGCGTCGGATCTGGGCTACTCAGGCTAGCGAGCATGTCGGCTACGTCCATGCACTAACCTCAACCATAGGCGCCGAAGTCGTAGCCGCCACCGAAGCCACCGCCGAAACCCCCACCGAAATCGCCGCCACCAAAATTCCACCAGGGCGGTGGCCATTGTTCAAACGGCGACAGGTTGGGCCCGCCGGCCACTGGCGAAATCGCCGGTGCCGCCTGCGCCGGCACATTGGTGTCCGGTGCTGGAGTGTACTGCTGCCGCTCCGGCGGGATCGACGCTGATGCCGGCGGCTGCGTTGCGGATCCACCAGCGCTGGGTGCGAACGGTGACAAACCTCTGAGCTGCTCACCGACCGTGCGCGGTGCAAACGGTAGCGGTGACGGTCTACCTCCAAATGCGGGCGCCGCTGAAGGGTCTTCCAGCGACCTGGGTAGGGTTGGCGCTGCATCACCCGGCCGCGGTGGCGCCAGTAAACGCGCCATCTCGGGTGCGAGGGGGAACGGTGTGGCCGATGGTGGCGGCACGCTCGCGTTTTGCCTTGTCGGCAACCGCAAGGCTCGCGAGAGCTCGGTGATAAAATCAGCCTGCACAGGACGCGCCGACGTGAAGTCACCGAGCGGTCGCTGTTGCGCAATTTGATTTGGATCAAAAATTGTCGGATCGGCAGCAGGCCTCGGCGGTGGCCGGTCGAAGGCATTGCGCCGCTGCATGTCGTTCTCGTCGAACGGTACCGATAGTGCTGCAGCTGGTGCTCGCATGTCGGTCTGGATGTCGGGCACGGTGCGGCGCGTATTGTTTTCCGGCGCGAGGATGTCGGGCACCGTCGCGCGCGTGTACGGCTCCTGAGCAAGTGCCGGCGACGGCGTAGTCTGGGAGGCAGGCCTGGCCGTCGCCGGTGATCTGGACGGCGCCGCGCCGGGAGGAACGGCCCGCCCAAGATCTCGCGTGATCCCCATCGCCTCCTCTCCAGATCCCCCAGGGTTGAGGATCCGATGATTGGTGTTGGGATCGATGTAGGTCGAGCGGCCGGCGAATGGACTGAGCGGGGTTCGCGCCGGCGCTGCGGCTCGTGCCGGTGCTTGAGCTCGTGCTGATGCTGCCGGCGCTGATTGCGGTGTCGGCGTCGGCCCGACCACTGCTATGCGCGGCAAGCTCTCCACCGGCGGTGGGGCTGTGCCGCCGCCGCGCTGCGCTTCATCGATCGTCAGGTTGGCCAGGCTGTCAGCGACGGATGGTGTCGCCGGCGCTGCAGCAGCAGTCGCACCAGCTCCCGGTCCAGCGCCTCCCGGCCGCATTGGCGGCAGCGGGATCTGCGCAAGATTTGGCGCTGCAGGATTGGCAACATCGACGACGCCCGGCGGTTGATAGCCGACACCGTAGTGTCGGGTCAGCTGTGCGGTGTTGGCGGCCTCTTCCGGTGTCTGCCGCGGCGTTGCGTAGTTGACGCCCTCGTAACCTCCCCGCGGCGCGCCTCCCGGCAGCTGATCGGAGACCTGGGACGGCTGTTCGCCGGTGCGCTTGGCTGCAATGCGCTCGTCGCGATCACCCGAGCCGGCCTGTTGCACATACATTTCCCGGCCGTCTGGATGCCATTTGAATTTTGAGTAGACGCCGTCAGCGGCGCGACCGGAGGCAAAACCGAGACCGCGTGCATCGCGCTTGTTGCCCTCGGAGGCATTGCCAGTCGGCGCAAATCCGAATGTTTTTGTGCCTTCGTCGGAGCCGTTGATCACCGGCTTGAGCACCAGCTCGCGAAAGCGCGCCTCGCCGCCGTTGCGCGCCAGCGACTGCTCGCCGCCCTCAAACGTCGATCTTGGGTAATAGCCACCTTTGCCATCGGGATAGCTATAACCACGCTCGCGCGTCACCTGCTCGAGCGTCTGTCCACGCGCCATGGCGCGGTTGAAGATCGTCTCGGCCTGGATGATCTGCTTTGAGATCGGTGCGCTGGCACTGACCTCGCCGGCCGTGATCACGGCGATGCGATGCATCAGATCAGGATTGCGCTTGAGCTCCTCGAGAAACTGACTGCGATCGATCATCGGTTTGCGTTCCCTGCTGCCGTGAGCTGCGCGATCAGATCAGCGATTGTCGGCGTGGCGGTCGTTGAATAGTCGCCGCTCATGCCGCGCCGCGCCGCGCCGCTCTCGAGCATCCGGCCGTGCAGATAATTGAGAACCGGCGCCAGGCCGAAATAACCGGCGCCCCATCCTACGGATTTTGGCAGGCCAAGAGCCTGGGCACCCTGGCCGAGCACATTGGCCACGGCGAAACGTCCACCAATGCCGCCGAGCTGAGCGCCCATCGCGCGCGAGAGACCCGTCTGCCTGGTCGGATAATTGAAGGCGCCGCTGAGCTCGGAGAGGTTTTGCATCGTCCCCTGCCGGTTGCCGCCCAGGATGCGCTGCGCTTCGGGGCTCATGCTCGCCCACCAGTCGGCAAACCGGCGAGCTCCTGCAGCGCCGCCACCGCGGATGCCTTCGATCGGCGCCCCGGTGCCGCCGGTGCCGCCATGGCCGAGCGTCTCCTGCGTGCGCAGGCGCAGGGTGTCGCCGGCAATGCGATCGAGCGCTTGCGGTGCGTGCTGCTCGAGACGCTGCAGACCTTCGGGGTTTTGTTCGTCGACGACGCGATTGAACGCGCGCTCGGGCGGCAGGCCGCCAACCCGCCCGCCTGACGTGCCTTCCTTGCCGGCGATCTTTTCAAAGTACCGCACCGGGCCGCCGGATCCCTTCAGCGTTCGCGTGACCTCCATCGCTGCATCAAATTCCGCCGGCGTGACGCCACGCGAGATTGCGGTCTCACGCATCGCGTCAGTGGCCGGGCCATAGACTTGCTTCAGGTTATTGGTTGCCAGGCTTTCTTGCGTCTGCGTTGTTCTGCCGAGATTGCTGCGCCAGCTCTTCATGCGCTCGTACGGAATATTAATCTCGCCGCCAGGGCCGACGACGACCCGACCGGTTTGATCGCGCGGCATCATCTGCTCGAGCGCATCGAGGCGTGCCAGCATCGGCTTGGCGACATCCGGCGACACGCTGCCGATTTCTTTTTTCAGCGCTGCGTACGTCCCCGCCACATTGACCGGCGACTGCGGGCCGACACGATCCATCAGCGCCTGCTGTGCGGCCGAGCTCTCACCGCGCAGGCCTCGCGCGGTTTGCTCGGCGGTGTCGAGCACATGTTCGCCGATTGTGCCTGGCGTTGGCGATGGATGTGCGGCGCCGCGATCGGCTGCAGCCCGGTCGGCCGCCTCGCGCATCTGCACCAGAGTGCGCTCGCGCGCGTCAACAACAGGGTTCGACAGGAACGCTGTGCCCTTGCCGGAGATCCCTCGCTCGATGTCTTGGATCTTCTCGTTGCCGAGCATGCCGGCCGTTGGCGTGATGCCTTCCGCCTTGGCCTTGGCGGCGATGTCGGCCGCATCGGGTCGCGCCTGGCGGCCGTAGTAGCGCTCGACGAGTGAGCTGGGGCTCGGCGCGCTGCCGGCAAGGCCGCCGAGCAGGGATCCGAGCACCTGGCCTCTTTCGCCGCCGAGCTTCTCGCCGACAGCGCCACCGACCTCGGAGCCAACGACAGGGGCGACGATGTTGCGCGCGGTGGCAGCGACCGCCGGCAGGATGGCGGCGGTGCCGGCGGTTGCACCGGCCGGTACCGTGGCAGCAATGGCGCGACCGACGCCCTGAGCCCCGCCTCCGGCTGCCACCGTTGCAGCGCCCTCGAGGAGGCGCCTGGCGCCTGACGCATCCGCCGGCAGCTCGGGCGTGCCGGTGGCCTGGCGCAACAGCGGCGTCACCTCGGGGATCTTGGTCTCCGGCATTTGCGTGCCGAGCAGTCGATCGACGCCGGCGCCGACCATGTCGAACGGATTGAGCTTGGCGTTCTGGATCTTGATCGCCAGGTCGGGGATCCCGCCGACGACGCCGGTGGCAACGCGGCCGATGGTGGCGTTGACGCCGGAGGCGTCTGGCGGCGCGTTCGGATCCGGTGCGCCGAGAAAACTGGCCGCCTTCCCAGCCCAGCTGCGCTGTAGCGGTGCCGCCTGTTCTGTCGAGGCCACCTTCAGGCGCTCGAGCAATGCAGGATCGGTGACGACATTGGTGCTGGCATCATCCGGTGCCGGCGCCGCAGCAGCTGCGTTTAATCGCTTCAGCAGTTCAGGATCGGTGATGACGTCGGCCATCAGTATGGTCCGCTAAACGAGCCATCGGGGTTCTTGGTGTAGCGCTTGCCGTCAAGGACGACGGTCTGGCCACCACCACCGCCACGAGCTGCTGCAGGAGCCGCCGCGGCCGGTGCCGGGCCTTGTCGCTGCGGCGCCGTCAACGGCGGCATGACGTTTTGTGGATTGAGGCCAAGCCCACCGGCACGCTCGCCGGCGTATTTGATCAGACCTTGCGCTGCAGCGTAGTGCGCCTGCGCCGCCTTGTAGCCTTCCTCGATGAACGAGGCACGGGCGCGATCGCTTAGCGCCGACTGCGCGTTAACCTGCTTGTTGTAAAGTCCCCACCATTTTTCCATCGCCGGTGATGTGTTCGCCGCCGTCGCCACCTCGCCCTCGCGCACCACGCTGTTCGGATCGTAGATCTTCGCCAGCATGTAGATCATGTGCAGATCAGCCTCGGGCGTTTTGGCTTGCGAGGCCGCGAGCAGCTCGTTGTAGGCGCGGCCGGCGTCGATCGCGCCTTTGACCGCCGGATGGTTGAGCACTTCCTTGAGCTGCGTATCGCCGCTGCCCTGGACGATCGGCGCGCTCACCGCCGGTGTGTTGGGCGCCAGCGCGCCGGCCGGCACGATCGGCTTTGTATCTGCGGGTGCCGGCGCTGCCGGGCTCGCCGGCATCGGTCCAGTTGTCACGCCGGGCGCCGGGGCTGGCGGTGGCACAGTTGGCGCGGGCTGCGCTGGCGCCTGCTGCGTGGGACGAACGCCGAGCCCGGCATTGAGCTGCGCGATCAGTGGCGCGTAGACTGATGGCGCCACCTTTTCGTCGTAGCGCACGATGCGGATATTGCCGGCGTCATCCTTCTCGACCTTTTGCACATTGGGAAATTGGTTGGCGAGAATAATTCCGGCGCGCTGCTGTTCGTCTAGGCTCAGCGGTTGCGCACCGATCGTCGCCTTTCTGGTCAGTTGTGCGAGCGCAGCGAGCCGCGCGCCTTCATCCTTGAACGGGCTCTGGTCCGCTGCAAGATCACCCATCTTGACGACGCTGTGCCCCGGCGGCGCGACGATCGGTTTGCCGGTGGTCAAATCGTTTCTGCCGTCGCGGGTGGTGCCCTGCGCGACGATGTTGCCCTCGGGATCCCTGATCGCGTAGTTGTTGGTCGTTCCCTTCACGTCGAGCATCGGCAGCTGGCCGGTGAGCTGCGTCTGCATCTTCACTTGATCTTCGTACGTCTTCGGTACGCCGTACATGTCGAGCGTGGCGTTGGCCTCCATCTTCGGCGCGTTGGTGGCGACGTCGCCCATGTTGCTGGCGATGTCGTAGCCGAGCCTCTGGTCAGCGATCTGCTTGGCGCGCACGCGATCAAATTCCGCGTTGCGCTGCGCTTGCGCCGCGGCGGTTGCCCGTTCGTCGGCTGCAGTGATGTCGGGCGTGAACGCGCGCAACGACGGCAGACCGCCCACCAGCGGCACATTCTCGGATCCGCGCTGACCCGAGCTGTTCACCCAGGCTTCCTGGTACGGTGCCTGCGGCGCCACGGTCGGCGGCTGTTGCGCCATCAACACCGTGCTCGCGGCGTTGCCCGCTCGCGCTCGTGCTGCAGCCTCTTCGCGTTTCTTCTTGAGATCCTCGAGACTGTTCGCCGCGGCGAGCTGGCTCTTGTAGGAAAAGCTGTCGGCGAGGCCGGCGAGCGCGTTGCCGATCGATGGATCTTCGGTCCAGAACTGTGCCATCGCCTATGCTCCGAAACCGCCGCTCATGCCGGTGGTGATGCCCTTGCCAGCGAGACTGGCCAGCGATGACGCGATGCCGCCAAACGGTGACGGCGTGGTCGTGATTTTCGCCGGCTCGACCTGTTCGGCCACGCCCAATGCGGCGAGGTTGCTCTGCCGCTCGGAGCCGGCCAGGCGGATGTTCTGCCCCGACTGGTTGAACAGATCCTGCGCGCGGTTCTGCAGACCGAATTGGCTGTCGCCGTAAGACTGGATGGTGGCGAGGTTGGCGATGCGCTTGCGTGCATCCTGCGAGGCGGAATTGATCCTCGCGGTGAGATCGGCCTGCACCTCGGGGGCCGCGCCCTTCAAGCCCGCGAGCAGCTCGTCGCCGACCACCGGTTGCTGGCCCTGCAGGTTGACCGGCGTGATGTCCTTCTGCAGGCGCTGCTGCTCGACATCCTGCGCACCTTTCTGCTTGTCGGCCGTAAGCTCGCCCAGCGTGCTCTGGCGCGCGGCCTCGGCCTGCTGGCGCAGTTGCTCCTCGCGCTGGTTGGCTTCGTTGCGCGCCTGGCGCTGGTAGTTCGCCCACTGCGCGTTCGCCTCCTCCTGCTTTCGCATCGCCGACGCCTGCGCCGACGAGCTGGCAATGGCGGATCCGATCGACCCGATGGCGCCGATCACCCCCATGAGCATTGGTTCACACATGATCGATCACGCCGCGGTGTCGCCGGTGTAGGAAACCGCCGGTGCGCGTTTGGCACCGCTGCCGATACTCGGGTTGTTTGCCGTATACTGGTCGAGCAGGTTCTGCCCGGCCGAGATCGAGCCGATGACCAGCGGCTTGAACAATTCGCCGAGCGGCTGCAGCACCGGCTGCGCCGCCGCCGATGACTTGATGGCGCCGGCCGCGGTGGTGGCGGCAACGCCGGGATCCTCGGTGGCGTAGAGCTGGTTGTAGGCGGCCTGCTGCTGGCCCTGGATGCCGGAGCGCAGCGCGGCGACGTCCTGATCGGCCTTGGTGCGGAAGCCGATGTCCTGAAAATCCCGCTGCGATGACAGGTCGGCCTTGGCCTGGTTGGCCGCGCTCGAGCGCGACAGGCCGGCGCGCGCCAGATTGTAGCGCGTCTGCATCACCTGCTTGTCGTACTGGGTGCCGAGCTGGTCCTCGGCGTTGGCGAGCTCGGCGTTCCTGTACTTGTCGTAGAACGCCTGATCGAAACCGGCGCCGCCGAAGAGCTGGTCGATCGCCGTCTTGCCCTGCTCGAGACGCTGCTGGCGCTCGGCCTCCTTCTGCTTGGCCTCCGCCGCCTGCTGCATTTCAAACATCAGCATCTGATTGTTTGACGAACCGGATTTGCCGCCCATCACAGCACCTTTCTGAATATGACGCCGATCTCCTCGGCGCCGAATTTGCGCAGCATGTTCTTCAGCGTCGGCACTGCCTCGTGCCCGCCGGCGATCGGAATGTGCATGGCGGTGGCGCCGTCGCCCTTGGCGAGATGCTGACACATGGCGACCAGCATCCTGGCCGCCGGCGTGCCGCGAAACTCCTTGTAGACGAACAGCTCGCCCATCACCGCGCACTTGTAGTTGGAGAAGGAGCCGTCGAGCGAATACGAGATCACGCCGATGATCCTCCCCTCATGCACCGCCACGATGTGCGGACAGACGCCCGTTGCGATCGCCGCGCGCAGATATTTTGTCGTCGCCGCCGGATCGCAGGAAAACAGCTTGAGGTAGGTCGGGCTTTCGCGCAGCAGCGTCATCGCGAGCATGACGAGCTCGTCGACGTCCTCGGTCGTCGCCAGCCTGATGTCGATCGCCGGGTGTGTTCTTCGTCTGCGCTGGCCGGAGCTCATCACTGAGCCACCTGAAGAGAATAAAATCTTCGCCGCGCGCGCCGGAGCCGCGCAAGACGGCTTCCGCCTCTGCACCGAAGATCTCGAGCCAGCGTCCTACATCTTGTCTGCTCGCCAGGCTTCGCGTCTCGATGCGATGGAAACCGTTCTCCAGCAGGAGCGGCAGCATAAACCGGCGAACGTGTCTTGTCATCGCCAACAGCACCGAGCCCCAGTCGTCGGTGCCGAAGCAGAAGGCGTAGCCGACGCCAGGCCACATCGGCATCAACCCCCAGCAGCTCGCCGGCACGCCGTTGTACCGCGCGACGAACACCATGTCGGCATTGTGCATAATGCGCTTGGTGAGTTCGTCAGGATCCAGGTTTTGCCTCGTCGCCGCAAACTCGATGCGATCGGTCTCGCGCAAACGTGACGCCACATAGTGAACAGAGTGGAGAGTGCCGATCGAAATGCTGACGGTCATGACTGCTCCGCGATCGAGTAATGCACCGACAGATTGGACAGCGTCAGCGGACCAGGCACCGCCGAGCGCAGCCGCATCGAGATGTGCGTCGAGCGCCCCTCGATGGCGAAGCGCCCCTGCATGAAGCTCGCGCCCACGATCTCGCCGAGATAGTCCTCGGCGTCCTCGTCCTCGGGGTTGGTGGCGGCGTAGACCGACCACTGCCCGGTCGCCGCGGCGTCGATGCCGTGATAGCTCTTTTGCGTGGCCGGCTTGTCGCCCGACAAAAACGGAAACTCGATCTCGACCGGGCAGGCATCGATCCAGATGCCGGTGTCGTCGGCGCCGCCGTAGGACATGACATTGTTGTTGGCATCGCGCACGATGACGTGCTGGCGATGGGTGCTGGTGGCCGTGATAGAAAAGACCTCGTCGTTGCCATTGATCTCGACGCTGGGGATGTACTGCGACCAGGCGGAAATCTTCGGGCCAGGAAACGCCGACAGGATGAAGACGCGGTCGGGCAAGATCACCCAGAAGCGACCGGTGACCGGCTGCAACATGGAGATAATCTTGCCCATGAACGGCTCGCCATTGGCGCGGAACAGCGCCTGCATAATCGGATCGAGCGGCGAACCGACATCGGAGACCGACGCCGCCAGCGAGGCATTGCGCGCGCGCAAAGAGCGGATGCCGTCAGGCGCCACATAGAGAACGTCGCCGGATCCGTAGGACAGCACCGACTGCGGCGCCACCGTGCCGGCCTGGCGCAGTGTCTGCGCGTAGTTCGTCTGCAGTGGATCTGGATCGATCACCCAGAGCTGCGAGGCGGTCTTTGAGAAGACGGCCAGCTTGTCGTAGTAGACTTCAAGCGCCTGCGCGTCTGACATATCGCTGTCGCCGATGCCGAGATCGATGAACCCTGCGGTCGCATCAGCCAGCGCGTCCCAGACGGTCGGATCACCATCGGCGGAAAACCACAAAATATTTTTCTCGACCGAGAAGATCTTGTTTTTGTAGGTGCGGACGTACAGCCCTTTCGCGCCGGGCACCACGATGCCGTCGTAGAAGTGAACCGCGTCGGTGGTGTTGCCATCGACGTAGGCCACCACAAACACCTTGTTGACGAAAAAATCGTAGTCGATGATCTGCTCGATGCTGCTGCAGTTGAGCTGCATGGTGCCAACGGCCCAGGGGGTGGTCGGGTCGGTGGTGGTGCTGCCGCCAGGGACGAACGTGTAGAGCTTGCCTTGCAGCTCGAGCAGTCCCTTGCTGTTGGCCGGAAGGGTAGCGAACGGAACGAAGGCAAATCTTTTTTCGATCTCGCCGCCGGGCGTGACGTGAGCATTGGTCAGCTTGCGCAGCGTGCCGGCCGGCGCCGTCAGCGACGATCGACGCAGATCCAGGCCGGCAGCAAAGTCGGTGATGGTGAAATACGGCATCGCACCTCACGAGGGGATGTAATCGATGCCGGGAACGTAATTGCGATAGGGCCGCGCACCGAAGTGATCAATGCCGGATGAGCGCGCGCTGCCGCCCATGTTGTAGTTCGATCGCTTGTCGGCGCCGCTGTTCTGCAGCAGCTTGCGCAAATAATTTTGCGCCTTGGTGAGCTTGAGCGCGGCGGCTTCTACCTTCTGGAAGGCGAGGATCTCGGCGGCGGCGAACAACACGATCGCCTTGCTATCGATCACGCAGATATCGGTCGGGTCGACCATCCGGTTGCACGGCGCCTGCCCGACAAAGCGCATGGTGCCGTTGCCGACCGGGGTCGGCACCAGCAGCATCTTACCGACCGGATCGGTTTTGCCGTTCGTCACCGTGACCTGGTTGCCCCAGCGGATCGGCGTGCCGGGTGCCGCGGTGGGGCCGGTGTCGTAGGCCTGGATGCCGTACTTGAGCATCTTCCAGCCGCCGCTGCCGCCCTCGGCGATCATGACGCGCACGATCTGGTCGAACGGCATATCGTCGGGAAAGTCGTAGACCGCCTGGCCGCTGGTATAGGTCTTGTCGAGCCAGTAACTGAGATGCGGCCAGTGCCAGGCGTCCCACAATTCTGTCTGCTGGCGGTTGAGCTGGTTGTCCTGCGTGAGCTGCGACTGCACGCCCTGCGACATGGACAACGACTGCCCGGTCTCGGCGCGCAGATCGGTGCGCAGCTCAGCCAGTGTCACACCGACCGGCATCAGGCGCCCCGATACGGCCGCGGATGTTTGCCGGGCTTGAACACCGCCGGGCCTGGCGGCGGATTGGCCGATTTGGCGTCGTCAGGTTCGTCCTCGTCATCCTCCGGCTGCGGCGGAATTGGTTTTGGCGTCGGCGACGGCGGCTCCTCGATCGGATGACCGTTGCTTGTGTTGGTCTCGAGCGGCGGGGGATGATTGGGCGTTGGCGCACCCGTGAGCGGCCCGCCCGTGAGCTGGCCATACTGGTCCGCGTGCGGCAGTTGCTCCTCGTGCGCCGGCATCAGCGTTTCCATGCGCGGATTGCGGCCGGGGAAAACATGTTCGGTCGGTTTGTATCCGAGCTTGAGCGCCAGGCGCTCCTTCTCCTCGGCGATCGTCGTCTCGCCGAGCGCGACCGGCTTGAGGTCGTAAACATTCTCCTCGCCATGCATCGCCATCAGCACCTGCGCTTCCGGCCAGCTGATCGGGTTGGTGTGATCAAACCAGATGATGGTGAAGCCCTGGCCGGAGAGATTAATTTTGCCGGTACACCAGTGCATTTTTACTTTCGACATTCGTTTTTCCTTCGCGTTTGCAGATGACGCCGGGACTGGTTGTTGGGTGCCAGTCCCGGCGAGAGGAGAGCCGCTGCAGGTCTGCCGAGAACAACAGCGACCTCCAATCTTGTCAGGCAATGTCGATGACGGCGGCCGAATTGAGCCGTCGCGCACAGAGTTGCCCGGTGGATGTCAGGCCACGATAGAGGACGTATTTATCCGGCGGACGATCCGGTGAGTGTTGGTGACGCCACTCGCCGTCCATCGCGACCAGGTAGATATCCCGGTTGTCAAACCAGTAGCAGCGCTTGGCCTTGCCGAGATCATCGAGTGTCGGGTCGTACTCAAAGTCGGTGCCCATGTAGCTGATGGTGCCGACGCTGACGTCCTTGCCGCTGGCAAAGCCCGTCATCGAGTAGTTGCCGTTCGCCCGCAGCTCGGTCTCGAGTGCCGACAACCACGAGCTGCCGCAGAAGCCCGTGTTCGGGCGACCACCGTAGCGCGAGAGCTGGCGATACTCGTTTTGCAGCAGCGTGATGAGCGCGCCGCCACCGGTGGCCGAGCTGGTGATCGGACCACCGCCCCACGCGCCGAGTGCCGGCGTGGTGCCGACCGCCGTGCCCATCGCCGTCGTGTAGGCGCGATTGCGCCACCAGGTCTTGGTGGCACGATCGATGCCGGCGACAACGCCGGTGCCGGGCGCGTCAGTGACCAGCGCAGCCATGCCCGCAATCGCTTTGGGATCGGCCACACCGTTCGCCCACAGGAGGTTGTTGAGCGATCGTGCGTACTGCTCGCTCAGATCCTCCAGCGCATCGTTCAGGATCCCGACCAGGACGGTGTCGTCGCGGCCGGAATGTTCACTCGTTGCGTTGCTGTCGGACGACCCTTCGACAACGCTGATGCCATCGGTCTTGAGCTCACTGTGCGTGAGCGTGATGCCGATGTGCATTTCCTTCCAGGGGAAGCGCGCCTGCTTCAAGTTGGCGGGCGTGTAGTAGAGCACGCTGTCCAACAACTCGTAGCCGACCAACTTGTCAGCGGTGCCGGGAGCTGCGGTGTTGCCGTAGTCGCCCTTCACCGAGACGACGATGTCCCCCTTGCCGCCGGGGAACGTCTTTTTCTTCGACTCCATCATGGCCAAGAGCGGCTTCTCGGAGATCGCTTGCTGGAATGCCGTGCCCTTGTTGAGCCACCAGTCCAGCGCCGCCGTCGTTATGTGGTCGAGTAGCGGCTGTGTGTAGACGGGCATTTATGCTGCGCCTTTCAACTAGGCGCGCGCGCTTTCTCTGGCAAATTTCACTGCTTCCAGCAGGGTTTTCGCTTCCGGCGCCGCGCCATGGGTTGTGCCTGTGCTGCGCGGTTGCATCGATGTCGGGCGTCTCGGAGGCACCCAAGCGCTATAGCGCTGGTTCACACGCCGATATGCTTCATTGGCGATCGCAACGGCATGTTCCGGTGATTGCGGTCGCCCTTTTTCTCGGACGACCGCCCACATCGTGTCCTGCACGGCGGCTTGTTTCTTCGCGGCATAATCTGGATCGGCCTTCATCACTGCCTGTTCCCACCGGTTGACCTCATCGCGCACCGAATTGGCGAGTTGTTCCTGGGCGTGCGCAGACGTCGTCTGGTCGTACACTTGCGCCTGGCGGATGCGCTGGCTTTCGGCCAGTGCCCGGTCCATGCGCTCGCGTGCGAACATACGAGCGGCCTGCGAGGTCATGTGACCTTCAGCGACCCGCTGCTGCAGATCTTGCGGGAGCTGCACGCCGAGATACTCCTCGGCCAGTTGCATGTACGGGCGAACACCCTCGTAGAACGTCTTGAAATCACCGCGCCGCATCGCCGCGGCGAGCTCGAGCGTCAGCAGAAAATCATCCTGGCCAATGTCATTGGCCTTGAGATACTGCGTGACGCTCTCGGCCGCCCTGGCTTGTGGCTCGAGAGTTTTCAGACGCGCGACGTCTGCCCTTAATGCTCTTCGTTGCTCGATGAGTTTATCAACGCGCCGTTTGGCGCCTGGCAGGTACTTGGCAAGTTCTTCCGGCGTTACTTCATCTGGAAGATCGTCATCCCCAGAGGGAGCATCGTCGGGATATTTGGCCGTTTCAGATGTTGACGCGGGCGCGAGCGGAACGCCTCCCGGCCCTTCCTGATCAGTCTGTGAGGTTCGCAGCTCGGGGACTGCCTTCTGCACAGCCTGCAGCAAGGTCTCTCGGGTTTCGCCCTGACTTTCACTTGGAGGAGATGGTGCGCTTGGTGATGGCGCACGAGAAGTTTCACCAGTCGACGCAGGTGGAGATGCTGCCGGCTCGGGTGAGGAGACCGGCGGCGTCGATGACGTATCAACAGCAGGCTGTGCATCGTCGGCCATAAGCCGCTGACCACATGCCCACAAACTCCCCTGACGACGCGGACCCTATCCGAAAAAAGATTTATTGCAAAGTCGGTGAGCCCGGTGCGCCGCTCGGATGTGGCGGTGACACTCCTGCGCCGCCGAGCTGCTGCGCGGCATCGGGTGGCCCGCTAGGCGGTTGAGCTGCTGGTCCCGCGGCGTTGTCTTTGCCTTGCGGACCTTGCGCAGCGCCGGCTGCTGGTCCGGTGCCGGGGAGCTGTGCTTGCGACATGCCGTTCATGGCAACGATCGACGGGAGCTGGCTCTTGAACGCCTGCGTGAGATCGAGCCGGTCGTCCATGCGCCGCAGCAGATCCTTGGCAAGAAATTCTGGATCGATGCCGGGCAGCTGGATCAGCAGCGGATAGACGCGCTGCGCTGTCGCCACCTCTTGCGCTGCGTTGGGTCGGCCCATCGAGCCGGCCTCGACCTCGAGCAACACTTCCTGCGCGATGTCCTGGCGGCTCATCTCCGGCCACACACAACCGACGCCGACGATCTTCTCCACGGTCGGGCGCGACACCTCGGTGAGCAGGATCTGCCCGCCGTTGCGCGCCATCTGCGTCATCAAATCGTTCAAGTCGTCAATGTTGGATCCCATCGACGTCATGCGCGAGCCCTCGGCGATGTTGGACTGCGTGGCAGTGGTGTCGCTGGTGCCGCCCAGGTTGGCTTCCTGCACGCCGGTGACCCGAAGCACGTCTTCGTACACGGGGTTCACCTCGTACAGATTGTTGTCGATGCCGGGCCCGGCATAGGCTTGCAGCAGTTGCTTGACGTCCTGGTTGGGCTGCAGGGCGTTGAGCTCGATGATGGCATTGGCCTCGCGCTCGGCGAGCTTGTTGAGATCGTCTTCTTCGATCGCGCCGGCGACCACCGCAGTGAACGGCCGCGCGGCGATCCGCTGCTCCTTGAGACCTTCGCGGCAGCGATTGTATTCGCGCTGCATGTCCATCATCAGCCGCACATCGGACGGCGGATAGATCTCTTTCTCGTTCGGCGCCTCGTTGAACAGCAGCGTGTACCAGGGATAGAAGCGCTCGTTGTAGATCTCCGGCGAGGCCGGCTCACGCAAAAAATCCTCGTAGCCGTCGCACACCTCGTAGACCAGGCCGTCCTTGCGGCAGTAGATCTGCCAGACGCAGCAGAAATCGCAGTCCTTGTCATCGCTCGAGGTGCCGGTGTTCCAGGTCGCCTCGGTCAGCGTCCACGGGTCGGCGCCGTAGACATCGTCGCGGTGATAGGCGGTGTAGCTCTTGCCGACGTCCTTGCCGTAGATCTCCTGCACCTCGTGCGGCGTCAGCAGGAATTGTTCGGCGACGTAGTCGGCGCCGAGAAAATGCCGCAGCTCAACGCACTTCACGTCGGGGATGATGTTGGTCGGCATCGGGTAATCGTAGGTGAGCCCCTCGCGCGCGACGAACTCGGACTGCCGGCTCATGTCCTCGATCAGCAGTCGCAGCTGCTCGCTCTCCTTGTCGTTCTCGTCGTACTGCTCGTCGGCGAGATCGGCGCTCAAGCGCTCGAGGGTGGCCAGGCGCTCGGAGGCGTCGGCGATGCCCTTCTCCATGTCGGGCCGCTGCGACATCACCCGTTCAAAACCGAGCTTCACATACGCCACGCCCATGGTGACGGTGCGCCGCACCACGAGCTTCATCATCATCTTGAACGGATGCACCTGCTCGTCGATGTTGTACTTGTAGAGCAGCTCGAGCGTCTTCCCGAGCTTGTCGAGCATCTCGTGCTCGGAGCGCACCTTGGCGGCATCCGCCATGATCGCCATGCCCTGCTGCGCCACCTGCGCGGCCATCGGGTTGCCCATCATGTTGCCGGCAAGGCCGGCCGGGCCCGACGCTGCCGCCATCGGCGGCATGCCCGGCGGGGCGCCGGGCTGCATCGACTGCTGGGCAAACATGGCGCCGGCCTGCATCAACGAAGAGATCTGCGACTGCGTCTCGTTCCATTGCGTGGCGTCGAGACGCTCGCGCCGGCGCGCGACGGCCTTCGGGTTCTTCGCGTACAGGAACGCCGTTTTTTGCGCCACCATCCTGAGTGTGAGATTGGCCCGATAGCGTTTGTCGTCGTCGCTGTTCGACCACTGCTTGCCGAAGGCAAAATCCATGTCCTCCTGCATGCGCTTGAAGGCCTTGTCCCAGTGCTTCTTGGCGGCCTTGACGCGCGAGGCCCAGGCCTTCACCAGGCGCGCGCGCTGCTCCGGCGGATCCGGCGGCTCGCGATCGACGATGTCTGGCTTCTCGCCGACCTGGTCGGCTTGCAGCATCTGCATCAGGCCGGCGGCGTTATCGACGGGTGCATTGGGGTCGGCCATCGGATCTACCGGTGGCGGGATCCCCGGCCCTGTTGGTCCTATAGCCATCCGCTCAAGCTCCTCTTCTGCCGCTCGCGCCGTTCAGCGTGCTTGGTGCCTCTCCACAGCGCTGCGAACGTGCCTTCCTGCGCAACCTCTTTCGGCTTGGGTTGCCGGTTGCGCGATCGCATCTTCGACAGACCGAGACCAACGAGCGAGAGAGTATCCACAAAATCATCTTTCGGGCCATTGGGGAATTTGAGGATCTGGTCCTGCGCCTCGGCCCACCAGCGCGTCCAGGTCGGGAAGTGCACCATCTTCATGGCGCTGCGCGCCTGGATTGATTGCGCGCGCTGCTCCTTGTCGTTCGCCGGCGCGATCGGATCCATGACGCAGAACACGCGCTTCTCCAGCATGCGCTTGCGCAAAAACGGCCCGATTGATTTCTCGATCGCGCCCTTCTCGGCCCACCAGAATTGCGGCTTGTACTTTTCGATCAGCACCAGCATGCCCTCGACGGCGCCGGCTGAGTCGAGC